ACGATCAGGGCAACCAACATCGCCCAGACGGCGATGGAGAAGGCGTTTAGGGTCACCCTCGACCAGCCCGACATCAACCTGGCCCGCGTGCCGTACTACACGCCGCTCTACAACCGGAACATCAAGGCCCTCCTGCCTGCTTACGCTCAGCAGGCCAAGGATGCAGGCACGTTGGTTCAGCGTGACGACGGTGGCTTTGAGCTGAGCCCCAAGGACGCCCTCGACCTGCACACCCGTGCTAAGCAGATGGCGCTGAACGATGTCCACCGGGACATGTACGACGTCTCCAAGACGCTTGGTGTGACAGCAGCCATGCGCTACGTCGCACCGTTCGCGGCTCCGTGGTTGCAAGCCCAGCAGTCCTGGGCTCGCCTCATCTACGACGACCCGGCTGTGTGGGGCAAGCTTCTGCGGTACTCGCAGACTCCCGACATGTTCCACCTGACCGTCAACTCCCAGACCGGCGCTCCGGTGAACCCCTGGGACGGCACGCCGGCAGCGGACAAGAGCCTGATCGTTCCGCTGCATGGCCTGGGTGGTCTGCGTGACATCGGTCTGAACATGAGTTCGCTGAACGTCATCATCCAGGGCAACACCCCGTTCTCCCCTGGCTTTGGTCCACTGGTGCAGGTGCCGGCTCAGGCGATTATCGCTGACGCGCTCCCGCACGTCATGGGCGGCAAGATGTACGACTGGTTCATCGAGAACCCGCAGAACCCGATCAACCAGTTGTTCTTCCCTCGCCCTGGCGACGTCCCCAAGTCGGACCTCAAGTCCATCGGTGGCGACCTGTTGGCGATGCCCTCGTGGGTCAAGCAGCTCTCGGATGTGGCGGTTGGTGAAAACGGCTTTGGAAACACCTACACCAACGCATTTGCCACTCGTTACAACTACGGCATCGCGCAATGGCGGCAGGACCACAACGGTGCTGACCCCAGCCAGAAGGACTTGCTGCTCATCAAGGACCAGGCCGACAGCGCAGCTCGTGCCGCCGCCCTAGCCAAGACGATCACGTCCTTCGGTCTCGGCCTTAGTGGGACCGCTCACCCCATCGGCCAGTATTACGTGGACAAGATGCACGCACTGGTCGCTGCCAGTGAGCAGCTTCACGCGCTGGGGACCACCCCCGAGCAGGTCTTCGCTCAGAACTACCCAGCCGCGTCTAACCTCAACTGGTCCTTCTCCCAGAACGAGGGAAACCTTGAGGCGACGGTCAACGCCACGTCTGACTACCTCAAGTACCGCACCTTGATGGATTCCCACCCAGGCGTGATGTGGTGGGTAGCCGGCCCGCAGAACCTCATCAACGCGACCGACCCCAACGGCCAGTTCTCTGGTGGTGCTTACAACACCCAGCTCAATGAGGCTCTTCGGAAGAAGTATTCGACCGACGACCTCATCAAGCAGGACCAGATCGCCATGGGCGCTGGCCGCTGGAACAGCTTTAAGCAGGCCATGCGGCTCTACATGGACCAGAGCGGGATCGACAGCCTGCACGCGAGCAACGCCGGGGACCTGGCTGGACTCCAGCAGCGGTACGAGGAGCAGCTACGCCAGCAGTTCCCCGAGTGGGCTGCGCACGTTGATGCGACCAACATCGGTGGTGGCCGCGATCAGGAAATCAACCAGATCAAGGACATCATCGCCAACCCGCCCTCGTCTGACTTCCTGCAACGCCCTGACGTCAAGATGACCCAGCAGTACCTCATGGCTCGGGACGCTCTGGTTCACCAGGCCCAGGAAAACAACATCACCAACTGGCAGACCGCCGCCTCCATGGAGCCCGAGCGAGCTGCGCTCTACGCCTATGGATACAACATGGCCGCTTCTGACCTCGTCTTCCATCAGGCGTGGACCAGGCTCTTTGAGGGTGAGTTCTACAAGGACATCTTGGCGGCTAAGAAAGCCGCCGCTACGCCGAGCTTGACCTCCACCACCCTCGGCCAGACTCCTGTGAGTGGACAGTGACAGAAGACGTTTACCAGCTCACGGACGGGTCCTTTGTCTCCGTCCCAGCGGGCTCCCCGCCTCCTGCCGCTGACGCCACGCTCGTAGCTGGCCCCAGTACGGGTACCTCGTTCAACGGCACCACTTCTGGAACGCCCACGCCAACTCCCGGCCCCACCAGTGGTGGCATAGACCCATCAATGTTCGCCAACGCGGCGAACAGCACCAGCGGGAGTAAGACCTCTTACCGCAACATCTCAATCCCCGTGTGGCGTGACCCGGCCCACATGATTGAAACGCCGTTCGTGTCCAGCGGACCCGGCTCGGCTAACGCGGTCGAACACGACATGGCGGATAACAAGAACTCCTCGGCTAACGCCGTGGAGCACGCCATGGAGCAAGGCAAGACGACTTCCACTCCGCAGGAGTTCAAGGAAGCCGACGCCTATAACGAGTTCTACACGCTGATGAGCAACCCGACTGCCTTCCGGCAGTTCGCTGCCGCTGCCGTGCAGAGCGGTCAGCTCAGCCCTGCACAGGTCATGGACGCGGCTTCGGTTCAGAAGGCGTGGAACCAGATGGTGACCTGGGCGGTGGACTACAAGCAGCTCAAGGGCGTCGAGATGACGCCCCTGGAGATGGCTCAGTGGATCGGCCAGACGACTGGTGCCGCAGCTCTGGTGAACCAGAACTACGCGAGGGACCACCTCACCGGCACGCGAGTTCAAGACGACCAGACGATTGACGCGAAGACTCCCTCGGAGACGACTCTGCACGATCTTCTAGGGCGGAACCCGACGCAGGCTGAACTCATTGCCTACAACCATGGCGTCGAGCAGACGGCCAAGGCTAACCCCCTGAACCGCGAGATTCAGACGCACTACGTGGAGGGCCAGCCCGACGCGCAGACGGTCACCTACACGGGTGGCTACGACCAGCACGCCGCCGAAATCGCAGCAGCCCAAGGGGCCTCCCCCGAGGTCATTCAGAACCAGGCTGCCACGACCTACTACAACGCTCTGGTTAACGCGATCCGACCGGCTGCCTAATGCCTGACTTCAACTCCTTCTTCCAGGCTATCGCCGGTCAGGAATCTGGGGGCAACTACAACGCCATCAACCCGAGCACGGGGGCGATGGGTAAGTACCAGATTCTCCCGAGCAATATCCCAGGGTGGTCTCAGCGCTACCTCGGAGTGACCTGGACCCCGCAGCAGTTCCTCAACGACCCGTCCAAGCAAGACGCTCTAGCTCGCGCCGTTCTAGGCGACTACTACCAGCAGTATGGTCCACGCGGCGCTGCCTCGGCTTGGTACTCGGGCAACCCGGCTCTGGCCAACGACTACGGCAGCCAGAACAACGGGCCGTCTATCGGTAGTTATGTGGATCAGGTAATGGCCCGCATGACCGGCGTTTCATCTGCTTCGCTCTTCACCCCACGGACCATTGACAACAGTGTCAACGCCCAGAACCAAGAGAACGCCGCGCTGAGTCCGCCAAAGCAAGACTCTGGTATGGGTGCCGTGACCGAGAACGGCACAGACACCGTGACGCTGGATTCGATGGATGCCGTTGGTGCCCCTGGCTCGCAGGCCGTGGGTCAGGCCGGCGCGCAAGACCTGTTCGGCCAACAGGCCGGGGTCGGGTCGCAGTCCTCACCCGCTGCGACCACACCCAGCAATACCCGCACCGAGGGCAACACCCTACGGCTGTTCGCCATCCACCAGGCCCAGAGCTACCTAGGATTCCCCTACGTCTGGGGCGGCGGTGGGTCAAACGGCCCCACGGGGGGCTCTGGTGGCCAGGTCGGCTTCGACTGTTCGGGCCTTGTCCAGTATGTGCTGGGACAGGCTGGCATCAAGGCTCCTCGCCTTTCCTATGACCAGCTCGCAATGGGTACTCGCGCCCCCATCAACTCGCTGCAACCCGGTGACCTCATCGGCTTTGGGGACGGCCATCACGTCGCCATCTGGCTCGGCAACGGTCAGATTCTTGAGGCCCCGCATACCGGGGAGAACGTGCGCATTCGCGCCCTCGACCCCAGTGAGGACGCCTGGGGAGTTTCTCTTGCAAACCTTTACCACTAAGGACTGACGTGTCGGAGTTTCAAGGAACGGGCGGTGGTGGTGGTGGCAGTGGCTACACGCCGCCAGCCCCGACCAGCTCGTCGGGCGGTGGCACCCACTACACGTTCAGCGCCGAAATCCAGCGCATCCAGCGAGCTCTGCACATTCCAGCCGATGGCCTCGACGGGCCGCAGACGCAGGCAGCCATCAAGGCGTTCCAGTCCAGTCATGGACTCACCCCTGACGGCATCGTAGGACCCCTGACGAGCGCCAAGCTCTTCGGAAGCTCTGGCGGCTCTGGAGGTGCCTCCGGTGGTTCTGGTGGCGGCGGGGCTGGGAGTGGCTCTACGGCCTGGGAAAACACGCCTGAGGGGCGTGCAGCGAGTTTCGGCTGGTCTCAGGCGGTCATCAACTCCGATCCCGAGCTCAAGAAGCTCTTTGCCCAGGCCACGTCGCAAAACTGGACTCCTGACCACTTCGTGGCCAAGGTCCGTGACACCAACTGGTTTAAGACCCACAGCGACACGGCCCGTCAAGCCCTGATTCTGCAAAAGGCAGACCCGGCCACCTATAACAGCCGGGTCCAGCAGTCTGCCGCCCAGATTGCGCAGATGGCTCGCACCTTCGGTGCGTCGATGACGTCGGCTCAGCTCAACCAGATGGCTTCCGAGGCCGTCATGTACGGCTGGACGACCGACCAGCTCACCCCTCGGGTGGTGGCCTTCCTTAAGGCCGGCACGGGCTTCCAGTACGCCGGTAATGCTGCGACCTATCAGACGCAATACACCAACCTGGCGGCGCAGTACGGGGTGCAGGTTTCCCAGCCCACGATGGCTAACTGGATTAAGAACACCGAGCTTGGGACCGTCAATCAGGACTCGGTCAAGAACTACATGGTTCAGCAGGCGTCGAGCCGCTACCCGGCTCTTGCGCAGCGGCTCAAGGAAGGTGAGACGTTGCAGCAGATCGCGGACCCATACATTCAGTCCTACTCCAAGATTCTTGAGGTCAACCCCAACACGGTGAATCTCAACGACAACCTCATCCAGCAAGCCCTCCAGGCCAAGGATGACAAGGGCCAGCCGACCACTCAGAGCGTCTGGCAGTTTGAGCAGACCTTGCGCCAGGACCCGCGCTACATGAAGACGCAGGGTGCCCAGGACCAGGCCATGCAACTCGGTCACAAGGTTCTCTCTGATATGGGGCTGTTGTCGTAATGACCATCAACGACCCCACGATGTATTCCACCCGCAATCAGTTCATCCCTCCGACGACGACGCCATACACCGGGGCTGGACTCACCGGGGCCACCCGAGACGCAGCGGTTGCGCTAAACGACCTCTTTGCGTCCTACGGGCTCAAGGACTTCGCCCCGCTCATCACCAACTATCTCAAGCAGGGCTACTCCCCCGACACGGTCAGCATCCTGCTCCAGAACAGCGCCGAGTATAAGCAGCGGTTCGCGGGCAACCAGCTACGGCTCAAGGCTGGCCTTCCGGTGCTCTCGCCGGCTGAGTATCTGGCGACCGAGCGGGCCTATGGCCAGGTGCTCCAGAAGTACGGCTTACCCCAGGGCTTCTACGACACTCCAGCCGACTACAACCAGTGGATCGGCCAGGACGTCTCCCCGACCGAGATTGACACTCGGGCTAAGGAAGCCTCGGACTTTCTTCACCAGGCAGACCCGAACGAGCTGGCCTTCTTCAAGCAGCACTACACCACCGGGGACATGATCGCCTACGCCCTGGACCCCAACCGTGCAGCCCCGCTAGTGGGTAAGGCGTTCCAGGCGTCCCAGATCGGCGGTAAGGCTGCCGACGTTGGCATCGGCATCAACCAGGGCACGGCTGAGCAGTTGTTCAACAACGGCGTCAACGAGCAGCAGGCCCAGCAGGGCTTCGGCCAGATCGCCCAGGAGAAGCCGACCACGGACCTCCTGAGCGCCCTCTACGGCAACAGCGGCAACGCGGTCAACCAGAACGACCTGATTGGCGCGACGTTCCTCGACAACTCTCAGGCCCAGAACAAGCTCAAGCAGCTCGCCTCGCAGGAGCGAGGCAGCTTCGGCGGAGCCTCTGGGGTTTCCGGCACAACCTTCTCCTCTGAAACGAATCTCTAAAAGGAACCTCTGAATGGCTCGCTCAACCCTTTCTCCGGTTGTCGCATCGGGCACCCTCGCCACCGCCAGCGGCTCCAGCGCCGCGTTCAAACTGAGCGACTCTGACGAGTACGTGGCCGTCCTCGTGTCTGCCACAGCCGTTTCCGGCACCTCGCCCTCCAGCACGTTCACCGTGGAGTGGAGCAACGACGGGCTTGTCTTCGCCCAGGGCGACCCGGCTGACACGTTCACTGCCATCACTGCCGTGAGCAACAAGGCCAAGGACTTCGCCGTGAAGGGCGCATACATGCGTCTGGTGTGGACCATTACCGGAACGAGCCCTTCGTTCACCTTCGGAGCCACTGCGGTTACCCGTGGCTCCCGCGCTTTCGAGTAAGCGCCCCAAGACCTCAGTCTGACCGACCGGCCCAGACGAGTGGAAAGACCGGAAGCAGGAGCCGTGCCCACCCCCCCTTGTGTGCATGTGGCCTGCGAAAACCACCAAAGAAACAGGGAGTGCAGTAAATGAGTGACACCTTCGACTACGACGACTTCGACCAGTTCGACAACCTCCAGGGGAACGATCTGGTGAGCGCCCTTCGCAAGCAGCTTAAGGCTGCCGCGAAGGAAACCAAGGCGCTCAAGGAAGCCCAGGCTGAAAAGGATCGAGCTTTGGCCGAGCTCACCCAGAAGGTCAATGGGGTTACCTTGGAGTCCGTCTTGAAGGAGAAGGGCGCTAAGCCCCAACTCGCAAAGTTTATGAAGGATGTTGAGCCGACCGAAGAGGCCGTCTCTGCGTGGCTTGCCGAGAACGGCGAGCTCTTCGGATACAAGCCGAAGGACGCAGGCGACCAGAACGGTGACGGCCAGCAGGCGTCTGACCAGGGGCTCTCCCCTGAGATGGTCGCAGCTCTGGAAGCGATGCAGAAAGTCCAAAAGCAGGAGGCTAATGCCGCCCCTGGACTTCTCAGCAACACCAACTCGGCTGACGAGTTCATCAAGCGAGTGGGCAGCCAGGCCCAGTCTTTTGAGGATGTCGAAAAGGCATTCCGACAGGCGGGTCTGTTCCAAACACCCATGTAAGATCAAACCAAGAAAGGTGATAGCTGGTGGCTGACGTCTTTACCAGCATCGCCACGGCTGGTGGTTATTCCACTAATACCGTTCAGGCCGCTTATGACCTGATGTTTCGCTGGGCGCTCAACGCTCTGCCGCAGTACCGTCAATTCGTTGACGTGCGGCCTCAGCAGCCCACGATGCACGGTAGTTCGATCACCCTGGAGCTGAACCAGTTCTTCTCCCAGGCTTCGATTGTGGCTGCGAAGACTCCTCTTGCTGAGGAGTCGGACGTGGCAGCGGTGCAGATGCCCGCAACCACCACCGTGACGCTGACCCCGCTTGAGTACGGTTTCGCCAACGTGCGGACCCTCAAGCTGGCAAACCGCACGATGGTTCCCATCGACCCCGTGATTGCGCGGGCCGTTGCGGACCACATGCGCAAGACCGTGGATGAGCTCATTCAGGACAAGCTCGCAAACGCTACGAACAAGATTTTCGGTGGCGGTGTGGCAGCGATTGCCAACATTGACGCGACCAAGACCATCGTGGCGAACGATGTGCGAGTTGCTGTTCTGGGTCTGCGCACCCGGCAGTCCCTCCCGTGGTTCGGTGACCTCTACGCCTGTGGTTGTCACCCCGCCGCTGTCTACGAGCTGCGTCGTGAGACCGGCTCTGGTGGATGGCGAGTCCCGAACGAGTACGGCGTCTCCCAGGAGAACATCTGGAACGGCGAGATTGGTGCCTTTGAAGGTGCCCGTTTCGTTGAGAACGCCCGTACCCGCGTGGGCACGGATGGCGTCTCTGGCGCAAAGGTCGCTCGGACCTACTTCTTTGGCCGCGAAGCTCTGGCTGAGGCTGTCGTCACGGAGCCGGGTGTTGTGCTCGGTCCAGTGGTTGACCGTCTGTACCGCTTCAAGCCGATTGGTTGGTACGGCGACTTCGACCAGGAGATTTTCCGCCAGGAGTCTCTGGTCCTCCACTACTCGGGCTCTGCGCAGCTCTGATGGTGATATTGAGTGCGGCCCCTTCGGGGGCCGCACTCTTTTCTAGCAACAACAACAAGGAATAGCTTAGAAATGGCCGTTACCGCCCACTCGTACACGAAGCTTGCCGATGCGCTTGCTTCCAAGAAAATCACCATCGGCACAGACTCCATCAAGTGCATGTTGCTGTCGGCGTACACGGTCGGCTCAACGCAGGACACTGCGGAGTACCTGTCCGACGTCCTCGCCGTTGCCACGGAGGCTTCCGGCACCGGCTACACCGCTGGTGGCGCTGCGCTCACAGGTGGGTCGTGGACCGAGTCTGGTCACGTCTACACCTACACCGGCACCATCCCCGCGTGGAACGCCGCTGGTGGCTCGCTCGCTGCTGCGTATGCCGTCTTCTACGACTCCACCCCTGGCACCAATGCCACTGACCCTGTGCTCTGCTACTGGGACTTCGGTGGAACGCAGACCGCTACGAACGGCACGTTCACTCTCACCGCTAACGCTTCCGGCATCCTGACGATCACCGGCTCGTAATGGCTGTTGTACCGCTTTACGAGGCTGACTTTGACGACAGCAATGTGACCATGTTGATTACGCTGGACGACGTTTCTCTGGTCGTTCAGCAACTCATCTATCACAACGCCACTAGCCAGGGTGGGGCGCTCATGCTCACCGGCCCGAAGACGCACACCTACCAGTTCCCGCCGAACAACGACCAGACCATTGACCTGACGCCACTGAACATTGTCTGCGTTAAAAGGACAGGGGTCGGGAAGTTCGGCCCCTATACGGCATATGACCTGCCGAATGGCGAGCAGATTTCTTTCCAGTGGCCCGCCTGATCCAACTAACCTAGAAGGGATGGACTGATGGCCTGGTCGCTGGTCCAGTCCCTTAAGTCGTCATCCACGGGCACCTCCAGTACCGCCGTCACGGCTTCGTTCGCATCAAGCGTTACATCGGGCAACCGCATCTTCGTGTTCTCTGTGGCGTACAACGGGACATCGACGACCGATATCGCCACACCTACCAAGTCTGCGGGCACGGCGACAGTCTCGGCGTTCACCAAGCTGGCGTCGGCAAGCATAGTTTCAGGAACCGGGAAGCTCTTCGTAAGCCTCTGGACAGCAACGGTCAGCGGCAACGGCACCTGCACCATCTCCGCGACGTCACCTTCGACGTCAGGGTCTGAGCTGGGCTGGACCGCTCAGGAATATTCCGGCCTGGACACCTCAGCCGGCACCGGGTGCCTCGACGTCTCAGCGACGGGCACAGGTAACAACAACAGCACAGCCACGGCCTCTACTGGCACCACAGCCGCCACCACCGGGGCGGGCCAGCTCGGGCTGGCCATGGTTGGCGACTGGGGCGCTGGTGTTACCTGGACCCTTTCGACGGCAAATGGGTTCACTAAGGTCGCCGCTGCGTCCCTCGATGCTGACGCCAATTCGGGCCTAGCAGTAGCCAACAAGACGTCTGCCAGCGCTGCTACCGAATCCGCTATATGGACCAACGGCACTGTCTCCGATACCGATAACGCCCTCGTAGCCGTTATCAAACTAGCTTCGACTGGCACCCCTGTAGCCCTAACGGGTGCCGTTGCGGCAGTCACGACTGCCGCTCCCGCAGGAACCGTTGCTACTCAGGTCAACGTCGCCCTCACGGGCGCTGTGGCCTCGGTTACCATCGGAGCACCCGCTGGAACAGTTCTCGCAGCCGGCCCCATATCGCTCACTGGAGCCGTTGCAGCCACTACCGTGGCCGCTCCTGCCGGTACGGTCTCCGCGACCTCTCCAATCGCCCTTACGGGGGCTGTAGCAGGTGTCTCAACAGCGGCTCCCGCTGGAAGCCTGTCCCTGACGGTTTCCCTGACCGCATCACCGGCAAGTGTCTCTATTGCTGCCCCTGTGGGCACCGTGGCAGTCCAAAAGAACGTCACGCTCACGGGTGCGGTGGCAGCGGTCTCCACGGCTGCACCGGCTGGTTCTCTATCGCTATCGGTTTCCCTGACTGGACCCGTCTCAGCGGTCACGATCAGCGCACCAGCAGGAACGGTCGCGGCCCAGGGGCCAATCTCCCTGACTGGCGCTGTGGCAGCCATCGCGCTCACGGCGCCTGCTGGAACGGTCTCCACGAGCTCTGGGCCGATCACCGTTTCCGGTCCAGTCGCCACCTTGTCCATCAGCGCCCCTGCGGGCACTGTCGCCACGGTCGTCTCGGTCACCTACGTCTTCACCCCACCGACTCAGCCCATGCACTACGGGAATTGGTTTACCCAACCCCTCACCTCGCGGATCGCTTATCCCACTGGGGCCACCGTGCTTAAGAGCCAGGGCTTCTACACCACTCGTTGGGATGCCCCTTCTCAGACCGACATCAACAACGCCGATGCCGTGTACCTCGGCGGTCATAGCTATGTCATCAGCCAAGCCGAAGCGGCAGCCCTGACGGCTGCCGGTTACGGCGCGAACATCACTACTCAATAAGGTTTTAGAAATGGGTGAGAATGGTCAGCCCGAGCCGAACGGGTACGAACTCGCTAGAGCGGTGGAGCGCGTGGAAAAGAACGTCCACGACGGCATCACGGAAATCAAGGTGCTAATTGCCGGCTTGGTCTCTCGTGACCTCTTCGACTTTGAGGCTCGCACCCAAAATGACCGCATCCTCAAACTAGAGCAAGTTGTGGAGCGGAACGAGGCTAATTCGGCTACCGCGAAGCAGCGATTTTGGCTCCAGACGGTCATCCCCCTCCTGATGGTTGGGACATCCATCGTCATCACCGTTATCAACTACTACCACCGCTAAGTCGTGAAACTCGAAATCGTGGATGTGGATGGTCAGCTACGTACTGACGCATACCTCTGGTCCGCGCTGCACTCCCACGGCAGAGAACGCCGTCTGGAGAACGAAATGCTCAAGGAGATAGACGATCTGCTCGACCTACGCCTTGACCTAATGAAAGAAGAAGCATGAACAAGGTTAAGAGTTACCTGAGCAACCCCGCCCAGATTCGCAAGGCTCTGGTAGCCCTGCTTTCCTGTGTCCTCCTTGGAGTGGGTGCTCACGTTCTACCCGCTGCGGTTGGCCACTGGCTGGAGATTCTCCAGCCCCTTCTCGTGGCCTATGGCGTATGGCAGGCCCCGAACGCCGCCCCGGCCCCCTCTGAGCCCGCGCCGCCTACACCTGCGGCCTAAGCGAAGCCCATGCGCCGGGTTTCCACCTTCCTGTATGACGGCAACGGCGAGATTATCGGCATACAGGACAACATTTACACGCAGGTTCCAGCCTCCACCGACCAAGTCCTGTATGTCAGCCCGAGGGGCAACGACACCAACGACGGGCTGACGTGGAAGACCGCTAAAGCCACCGTTGCGGGAGCCCTCGCTGTTGTAGGCACCAGCACCGGCTACCGCATAGAGATTGGTCAGGGGACCATCACCGAGACCGTCGCCTGGGGGACGCTACCCAGCAACACGGTGATCCGTGGACAAGGCAAGTTCGCCACCACGATCCTCAAGGGATTCAACGGCACCATGTTCACCCCCGGCCAGGGGGTCACCATGTCGGACTTCACTATCAACGGGCAGGGTGCCACCTACACCGGGCGCATCTGTTCTATCACGGGCACCCTTGGCGCGCAGAGCTTCAACCGCCTCAAGCTATTCAACGGCGATCTTGAGTGCATCTGGTTCGGATACCAGGCCGGCTCCGGTTTCGTCGCCAACAACTGCGACATATGGCGCTACAACGCCGCCAGCGGCTCAGGTAGGTACGCCATCGTCGTGGAGGACGTTCAGCAGCTTTCGGCGGTACCGCGCTCATTCCACCAACTCGCCTCAGGCGGTCAGGCCACCTTTGACTTCGGTGGGGCCGACGACTTCTTCGTCACCCAGTCGTTTCTCAACGACCTGCACTACTCGGCAAACTCGGCAGGCGTCCACATCGCCGCATCTCGGCTTGGGTCACCCCAGGCCACCACTAGCATCCGTGGCTCCAATAACACCGTCGTCGCCTGCGACGTCTACTCCTCGCTCCAGATAGAAGCCGGTACGGGCGGTTGCGTCATTGGCCCGAACGCCTACCAAAACGCGCCCGTGGACCTGTCGGGGCTGTCCACCAACAAGATCATCCACGACTCCTACAGCTACACGCCAGTGCTCACCACTAGCGGCACAGCATCCACACTGGGCAACGGCACCCTGACTGGGTACTACGCCCGCAGCGGGGCGACGATAACCGTAGAAGTTGACTTCACCGTGGGCTCGACCACCTCACTGGGCACTGGGGAGATTCGGTTCTCGTTGCCATATGCCCGCTCGTCTGGGGCGGTCACGGTCGGCGGGAGTGCAATTATATTCCCCGCCGGTGGATCTGCCCAGTATGTCGCTGCCGTCCAAATCGTAGGTGCGGTCGGCTATGTCCGAATGATCCGAGACACGGTTGGCATCGTAGCTGCCGCGTCGTCCCCTTGGGGATCGCTCGGGACGGGCTCAAACATTCGATTCAGCCTGACCTACCGGCAATAAAAAGGAAAGCAATGGCTTGCGCCTCCTCTTGTAAGACCCAGGACCATGCGAGCTACGGCGCTTGCCTGAAAAGCAAGCGCGTGGCGACTACCGGGCTTGAGACCACGGACCCCTCCTTTTCCATGACCCGTCAGAAGAAGTGGGACAAGGAGCTCGACGCTTACGAGGCAGCCGTGCGGCAGGGCGTTCAGCCCGAGGGTACGACCATGCCCAAAATCGAGAAGGCAATGCGTGCCTCTGAGGCCACCGGCCAGCCCTATCGTGCGGACCTCGCCTGATGCCCACCTTCGGTAACTCGGACATCATTCAGGACCAGAGCGGTAATGCTCTGGCGAATGTCCAGATTAAGGTTTACGGCTCCGTCGCTGACGCCAAGTCCCAGAGCAACCTTCTGGCTACCGTCACGACCAACTCCAAGGGTCAGTGGCCTGTCACCATCGACAACCTTGACATGGTCTGGGTCGGCGACCCGTCTGGGAACATATGGTCCGTCGCCTCTGACACGGTCGCCGCCGACCATGGGGCTCGCCTGGCCACCCTAGAGGGCGCAGCCGGCTCCTACCAGACTCAGGCCAGCCTCGACGCTGCTACGGCAGCCCTGGTCAACACAGCTGGCTCAGCGACTCGCAACGCCGGCTATGGGGTATTCGGGAAGCTGATCGTCTTTGACATCACCGACCCGAGATATGGGGCCGTCGCTGACTGCAATGGAACGCAGGGCAATGGCACCGACAACCTCGCCGCCTTCAATGCGGCTTTCACAGCCGCCAACGCAGCCAAGGGGCGTGTCTACGTTCCACCGGGCGTCTACCGATGCTCAGGTCAGTTGTCGGTTACGTACTGGCTGTTTGGAGCCGGTGGGGGGCAGCCGGCCATCGCTGGCTCCGCTGCCTCCACCATCGTCTTCGACTCCGGTGTCTCCGGAGTGAAGATGTCTGGCATTGCCTCGCACCTGGAGTCCATCTACCTCGTGGGCGGCGGTGGAACCACCAACGATGGAATCAAGATCGAGAACACATGGACCGTGGTCCGTGACGTGTCGGTCAAGGGCTTCTCCCGGCACGGGTACAACCTCGACTCCACCACTGGCGTCTACGACCAAGCGCAGGTCGATACTCTGCACATCTACAACTGCGGCGGCAACGGGCAGAACATTGTGGGAGGGTCCGACTCCAACGCCTGCAAGTTTGTCTCTGTTGACTGTGTGGGCAACACCGGGTGGGGCATCTGGAACGTCAACGCCGCCCGCAACCTCTGGCTGGCGGGGCACCTGTCTGGCAACACCGCTGGCGGCATCCACGACGATGGCAACTCGAACGAGTACCACGTCTACATCGAGGGTGGCACTGGGGGCACCCTCGACTTCGGTTCCACCTCCTCCAACGGCATCTACGTCGGCATGGCATATGCGATGCCGACCATGGGCGGCACTGGGTACAACGCGGCCATCCAGTCTTGGCAGATTTACAAGAACGGCGCACTCAAGAATCAGATCGCCGTCGAGGATGCCGGAGCCACGCAGACCACCAAGTGGGGCATGCGCGTAGGCAACTACGGGGCCGGGTGGATGGAACTCCTCAACATCACCAGCGGCACCCGGCTCATTCGTGTTGACTCCACCCTCGCTGCGTCGTACTGGAACACACACTTCCGCTCCGAGACGAACGCGACCTGGGACCTGGGCTCGTCCGCCAACGGCTGGCGCGACGTCTACGCCAACCAGCTCGTGCGCCCCTCTGCTACCAAGACGACAAACTACACGCTCACCAGCGCCGACAACATCGTCATCTTCAATGGCACGTCACTGACCGCGACGTTGCCAGACCCGACGACGGCAGGTTTACCCGGTCGCATCTTCATGGTGAAGAACGTCAACTCCTCGGCGCTCACCGTGAACAGCGCGGGAACGTCCAAGACCCTCGATGGCGCTGCGTCACAATCCCTGGCTCAGTGGGGCCATGCGAGCTTCACCAGCGATGGCACCCAGTGGCTCACGGTCTAAGGAAATAGCCAGTGGCAATCATCTACACCCCGAGCGGCACCAAGACCTTCGGGAATATCATCGAAGACCTCATCAGCGACTTCCAGGGTTACACGGTCGCCTCGGATCAGGTCACGTCGCTCACCAACCCTATCGGCGCTACGGACACCTCGTTCGTGGTGGACGACGGGACGGTCGTCTCCACGGGCACCCTGCAAATCGGTGACGAGATGATGTGGGTCCAGTCGGTGGACCCCACTTCTAACACCGTTAACCTCCTGCCCCGAGGGCGAGGGTGGGGCGGCACCACGGCTGTAGCTCACGCCACTGGCGACACGGTCACCGTCTCCCCGGCCTACCCACGCTCGCGGATCAAGACGGCTATCAACGCCTCCATCCAGGCGACCTACCCGATGCTCTTCGGTGTCACGAGCACCGAGTTCACCCTCCTCGACCCGATCCACCTGGCCTGGGGCATTCCCGCAGACGTGGAGTTCGTCCTCGACGTGCGCTGGCGTGACCCGCTGAGCAACTGGCAGCGCATCCGTGGGTGGGAGATTGACCGGCAGGCCAACACCTCCGACTTCCCCACAGGGCAAGCCCTGCTCATCACGCAGCGGATCATCCCCGGCTCGACCGTGCGGGTGACCTACGGCGGGCGTCCAGGCGCGCTCGTCAATGAGAGCGACCTGTTCACCAGCACCGGACTGGAAGAAGGCATTGCCGATGCCATCGAGCTGGACGTCAAGGCGAGGATGCTTCCGATTCTCGACCTGGCCCGCCTACAGGTGACCCACGCCTCGGCTGCCGAGCTGGAGCAGACGCACCCCATTGGCTCGGCCATCGCCGCTGGAGCCAAGTTCTCCCAGATGTACCAGCAGCGCCTCCAAGTTGAGTCGCTCGCGTTGCACCGTCGCTACCCGGCCAGAGTCCACATCACAAGGTAAGAGATGACCCAGCGATACTTTAGTTCCACCGCAGGTCTGATGACCTTGCAGAGCACCATCAGTGCTGCCGCCACCTCCATCTCTGTGAACACGGTTATCGGCCTACCTGGCACTGCACCGTTCACCCTCGTCATCGACCCCGGCACGTCCCTTGAAGAGATTGTGGACGTCACGGCTGTGGCCGGGACGGTCCTGACGATCACCCGTGGAGTTGACGGCTCCCCGGCCCAGGCGCACACAGTCGGTGCCTCTGTGCGGCACATGGCGGTCGCTCGGGACTTCCGTGAAGCCAATAGCCACATCAACGCCACTTCTGGCGTCCACGGGGTAATTGGGCCCCTCCTGGGAACCACGGACACGCAGGCGGTTTTCAACAAAGACCTGACCAGTGGGACCAACACTTTTCCCACGTCCCTCGCTACGGCTTCTCAGCTCACCGCCCACGCCGCTCTCGGCAGTGGCGTTCACGGTGTCACCGGGTCGGTGGTCGGTACGACCGACACCCAGACCCTAAGCAATAAGACTCTGGCCAGTCCCACTATCACGGGCTCAATCACCGGGAATGGGGCATTCTCTGGTTCGGTCACTGGCACCAACGTCTCGGCCAATATGCCTGCTGCCTCAGTTACCAAGGCAAACCAAAGGCTTCACTGGGGGACGTTCAGCGGAAGCACTGACGCCAGCGGATACGTGACCGTTACCCACGGAGCAGGTTTCACCCCCTCGGTCGTACTGGTCACCATGGCTGGCAACTCCTTCCAGTTTTCCGTAAGCAACATCACCTCAACCACATACAAGATTCGCGTCCTCAACTCCTCTGGTGGCGCTCAACTGGGCTTGGACGCCAGCCACTTCTTCCTCTGTGGGGAGTAACCCGTGACCTTTACGGCATCCACTGCCCCTGATATCACCGAGGGCATCCCAACAGCCCTTAGTAACGCCATGGCGGCGTCCTCTCAGGTGTTCGCTGGCAAGGGTCGCCCCTATGACATCGCCGTGGGTGGTATCGCCTTCATCCTGGCTCCCACGGGCCAGCATCCCTACCAGCGCGAGACCGCCCAGGTTCAGAAGCAGCAGATCGACACCTCCAAGGAGGCTGGCGAGCAAACCCTGGACGGGTACTGGATCAGGTCTCAGGTCTCCTGGCACATGGGGGGCGGCATCCGCTTCTATGAGCCGGCCTCACAGCCCGACACCGAGTACCGCTTTGAGGACTCCCTGGGCGTCGATGTGTGGATGAAGGACAAGGCCACCCTCCTGCACGCCTGCTCTCCCTTGGCTACCGTCTCGTCCGGTCAGACTGCGCTCGTCACCGGAGGGGTGATCGGTGGCACTGACGTCATCTTCACCAACGAGAACGGGGCCATCAACCGCCGCTCGGCCACCGGCTCTCTTCTCCAGGCGTACTCCAGTAGCACAGGTGCTACCTACAAGCCCGTCCTCGGGGCGGGCAAGGTCTTCGCAGATGCCGGAACCGCTGGCCTCAAGTCATCCGACGCCACCGTGGGCACGTCGCTGACCACCCTCTACACCCAGACGTCCACCGTCGTCCCTCGCCCATTCTGGGCTAAGGACCGTCTCATCGTGGCTCGTGGGGCCTCCCTCTACGAGCTGGCCCCCGATGGCTCCTCGGGCACCACTCCCGGCAACCTAGAGACCGTTACGCCGCTCTATACCCACCCGGACCCCGGCTGGACGTGGTCGGGCGTGACCGAAGGTCCGAACAACATCTACGCGGCTGGCTACTCTAACGGAGCCAGCAACATCTACAAGTTCGTCCTTGAGGACGCCGGCATCAACAACACCGGCCTGCCCAAGCTCTCCCAGGGCTACTCCGTCTTCACGATGCCCCACGGGGAGCAGATTTACGCCCTTCATGCAGCCATGGGCCGCTTCCTGGGCGTTGGCACCTCCAAGGGCTTCCGGGTGGCCCTCATCAGCACGAGCAACTACATCACCCTAGCCGGTGAGCTCCAGATGGGTCCTCTGCTCTTCTACACGCCCAACCCGGTGCGAGCCGTCACCTCCGGTGACCGCTTCTTCTACGTGGCCGTCCAGGGCGGCTATACGGGCATTCTGGAGGACCCCTATAACACCTTCACAGGTGCCATCCGCGTAGACCTGGGGGAAATGATCGGTGGGGAGCAAGCCAACTCCATCCGGTTCCCCTGGGCCTCGGACGCCCAGCCTGGGGTAAGTGACCGCATCGACTCCATCGCCATGATCGGCAATACCACTCAGGTGGCGTTCGGGGTCTACCAGAACGGCATCTACGGCCAGTCGGCCACCCTGTACGAGAAGACCGGCTGGATTCGCTCTGGCCGGATCAGGTACTCCACCGTCCAGCCCAAGACCTTCCGCCTGCTCGACCTGGGCGTGCAGTCCTTCACCGGCAGCGTGGACGCCTACACGGTGGACGCCCTGGGCAGCGAGCTCTACCTGCGCACGATAGACGCAGCCGCTAACGACTCGACCATCTCCCTGCTCACTCAGACCGGCACCTACGAGTTCCTGCGGTTCAAGATGGTGCTCAATGCCAGCTCGGACCAACTGACGTCGCCCTCGCTCCAGTCGATGCAGGTGCGTGCACTGCCAGCCATCAAGCGGCAGCGGATGATCCAGTACCCCCTGCTGTGCAACGACTACGAGATGTTCGCCACCTCACCCAAGATGGGTTATGAGGGATTTGCCGTCTCCCGAATCAAGGGATTGGAGGCAATCGAGGAGACCGGCATGGTGGTCACGGTTCAGGATTTCACCACTGACGAGACCTTTGAGGCGGTCATCGAGAAGATCACCTTCACTCGCCCAGGCCCCCGCTCGGTAGACGGACGGCACAACTTCGGTGGCTTCCTCGACGTCTTGGTCAGGAAGCTCTGATGGCGAGCTGGTTCCACCGCGAGCTGGAGCTCGGGTGTACCGGGGCAGACGTAGACTTGGTGCGCAGGAAGCTCAATGCCCCTGCGGGGGCGGGCTACGATGCAGACCTAGAAGCGAGAGTTCGTGGAGTTCAGCGGAAGTACGGCCTTCCGGTCACAGGAAGGGTCGATAGTGATACCGCCGACGCAATCGGTGAGCCTGCCCGTATGGGCCTTACCCCCGAGTGGTTCCGACGCCCGCTGGCTGCCGGTGACCACGGGGATGACGTCGAGCACCTATCGACCATGCTTGGTCTACCTGCCACTACAGCCTTCTCCCC